GTACGATCGAGTGCGAGTGCTGCCGCATTGCCGTCCACTGCCGTGGCAAGCAGCGCGTCGAGCTGACGCGGCGCCAGCGCCAGCGGCCGCCCGGCGAGCCGGGCCAGTGCGTTTCGAACGGGCAACATGTAAATCAGGCCGCTTGTGCTGCGGGAGAGTCGCTCTCTTGATCGTCCTCGGCTGCGTCGCCCGGCGGTGATTCCGCATTCTTGGACGCGCCGAACTGGAGCCCGAGCTTTTGCTCGCGCGCCTTGTCGGCCGCGATCTCGGCATCGACCTGATCCGCATCGTAGCCGCGCTCGGCCAGCGCCTGGCTTCGGCTCTTCAGTCCTGCCGCGATCTGCTCGATTTCGGCGCGGGCATCCTTCATGGGATCGACCCAGTCCCACTTCGGCGGCAACCAATCGCATCCGACGTACTCGCGGCGTCGGCGCTCGTAGTTTTCCAGATCGAGCGCGCCCGCCAGTACTGCCATGTCCATCCAGCGCGCCCATACGCGCCGGCACAGCTGCCAGACCATGACGGCGTGTTGGTAGGCCTCGATCCGGCGTCGGAACTCGAGCAGCGCCAGCCGCGAGTTCGAGTAGTTGGCCTTGAGCATGTCGTTCGAGAGATAAGCGTAGGGGATCCCCAACGCGGCCGAGACCTGCAGGAGTGTGCGATACTGAAACGGCTCGTATGTCTGGCCCGAGTCCGCCGGCGCCGAGGTCTGGATCTCTTCGCCCGGCTCCAGCATCACGATCTGGCCGGGCTGCAGGTCCATCGTCCGCTCGCCGCGTTCGTCGTCACTCTCCGCTGTGTCGAACGGCTCGCCCGGTGCCGGGGTCGTGATGAAGAGAGCGTGCATCGCCGCCACCTTCTTCCGGTCCAGCTCGGCGTCGTCGTATTGGTCGAGCAGGAACAGCTTCACGATCCCAGGCGCGAAACGCGAGACACCGCGCAGCTGCCCTGCATCGACAGGATCGATCACGTGAATGACCTCGGAGGCTGGTACGCGGACGGTCTCACCGGCCATGCCGGGATCGGTCGTATCGCCCGGATGCCGACGTAGGAAATGATAGGCGACGCGCCGGCCGATCTTGTCGAACTCGATCCCCTGTCGGACGACGTTGCCGCCCGCGGTCACCTCGTTGCGGGTCAGCGGCAGCATCTCCGACGGAATCATCTGCAGCTGCAGGGGCACCACCAACCCGTCTTCGGGCCGCCTCGGCCGGAACCGAAAGAACACCTCGCCGGCGATGAACACCTCGCGCGCCGCGCGCCGCTGCTGACCGTAGAAATCCGTGAACCCTTCGGCATCGCTCTCGTCGGTCCAGTCGAGCCAGAGCCGCTGCACCCGAGCCTTCACGTCGGGATCGGCGATCAGGGACGAAGGCTTGATGCCAGCACCGACCACATTGCCGGCCCAGCTCTCGATCGCATTTGCCGCGTAGCCGTTGTTGCGCACGAGCCAGCGGGCGCGCGCAGTGATGTCGGCGCCGGCGGCGGCGATCAGCGTGTTGAGATGCGCGCGGCTGGGCTGGAAGTGCTTGAGCCGCCGCCCGCTCTGCCCCGCCTCGAACCCGCCGATCAGCGCACCGACTCGGCGCCGCCATCGCGAGATCGTTGCGAGCATGCATCAGAGTCCCTTGCTAGCCGTGGTCCGCACGATGCGCCGCCGCGCACCTGCCTCGGTCTCGGCGATCCGTCGCTCGAGGTCGGCGATCGCGGCCGCCATCTCGGCGTCGGTCGCATAAGAGATCCTCCGGCCCTCGATCTCAACGGTGCGCACGCCGCGGTAGCGCGCCGCCAACATTGCCTCTCGCCGCGTTTGCATCTCTTGAAGTGTCATAAGGGGGATGCGAGGTCGCGGTGGCTACGGGCGTGCGAGGAACAAGGGAAACCGCCTACTGCCACTGTTGGGTGCCGGACGCAGCGTAGCCGGAACCCCCAGCCGATTGCCCCGTTGCTTTCGAGCGCCACTCATCCGGAGGCCCCATGTCGTACTTCCGTTTTGCCGCAATGATTGCGACTTCAACCCTCGTGATGTTTGGGTTGATGTACCTGAATACCTACGCGCTCGATCATGTGTGGTTCAGCCAAACTCGAATGTGGATGGCCTTTGTCATGGGTGCCGTGATGGCAGTGATCATGCTCGGATTCATGTGGGCCATGTACAAGAACAAGCGTGTAAACGCCGCAATCATCTTGGCGAGCATTGCAGTCTTCGCCGGGTCGCTCTGGCTGGTTCGAAGCCAAGAAACCGTAGGCGACGTCTCCTACATGAAGGCGATGATCCCGCACCACTCGATCGCCATCATGACGAGCAAGCGAGCAAAAATTCGCGATCCGCGGGTACGTAAGCTTGCCGACACCATCATCGAGGCGCAGGTTCGGGAGATCGGCGAAATGAAATCGCTCATCGCAGATCTCGAACGAACCCCACCTAGCGCCGGCGCGGCTACGCTTCCGCCAAACCGGTAATCGCCAGTCACGCTCCGCCATCATAGATAGCTTGATCGAAACACTCGCCTGCCGCGCCGCTCTGGCGCCCGGCGGACATTACCCGCGACAGCCGTCGGGACAGCGAGGTCATCTTGCTGTTCGCGCTTAACGTCCTCGTTGTCGATCCCAAGTTGCCGCTCCAGGTCACGCCACTTTGCTTCTGTCCATCGGTCGGCGCCCGCAATCCACGCGGCGGCGCGGGCATAGACGCGGCAATCCAACACTTCGTTGCGCTCGCGCAGCTTCTGCCACTCAAGACGCGTGAATCCGCGCTTTGTATTGACCGTGACCAGCTGTTCGGCGACGAGCTGCTTTACCCATTCGGCTTCAGCACCGCGCGGCAGGTGGACGTAGCCCGCCGGATGATCGGCGCCGGCAGCGACTCCCTCATCCGTGGGCGGCACGAGCCGAAGGAATCGATAGGTCTCGCTCTTGAACGTCGCGACCGCGACCGTCCAGAGCCGCGCGCCGCGTCGGAGTTTTTTGCCTCCCTCTGTAACGTCGACGAAGGTCGGCCCGACGACCGGGGCCGCGCGGTTGAACCCTTCCACACCTTTGACCGGCGCGACTTGCGCGAATCCAGCCCGCCGTGCCCACGCGTAAACCGCGGGTGCCTCGTAGCCGGTATCGATCGAAAGTTTGGCGAGGCCGAGCTGCACGCCCGAGCCATGCGGCCAAGTACGGCTGAGCAGTTCGTCGAGTGCGTTCCAAGTCGCGGCACTCCCAGGTCCGCCCGCGAGCACGATGTGGTCGACGAGCCAGCTCCGAAGCCCGCGGCCCCAGGCCCAGATCGAGACTTCGATGCGGTCCTTCTGAACGTCCGCCCCGGCGGTCAGGAACAATCCGCCGCGTGGAACCGTGCCGATCTGCCAATCCTCGCGCCTCTCGTAGAGCCGTTGCCAATCCGGCGCCTCGCCGCTCTCGATCCAGGTCTCGCCCAACTCGGTGTTCTTGAACGACTTGAGCGCAGCCTCAGAGCCTTGCGCCGCGTCCCAGGCGGCGGCGATCTCGACCCAGCTCCGCCAGCCGAGCGGCGAGTACAGGCTCGACAGGTGGAATCCGGCCGTTCGCCGATCACCTTGCGCGGTTGCGCGCCACTCTCCGTTCTCGAGCATCCAGGTTTTGTGCCGCTCCGGAATCGACGCCTCGCACGACTCGCAGAGAAACGCGGCAGTGTCCGAGCGGCCTTTCTCCCAGGTGAGCCGCTCGAACCGCAGCCACTGCTTGTGCCGGCAGTGCGGGCACGGCACGAAGTAGCGCCGTCGGTCCGAGGCGTCGTACTCGCGCTCGATGCGCGAGAGGCCGTGGATGGTCGGCGTCGAGACGATGAAGATCTTCCGCCTCGCGAACGTGCGCGTGCGTGCTTCGGCGAGCGCCACGGGATCGCCTTCGCCGTCCACGTCGCCCGGATAGCCGTCCACCTCGTCGAGAAAGAGGTACCGGACCGGCATCGAGCGAAGGCCGACACCGGAGTTGGCGCCGGTCATGACCAGGACCCCGCCGGGGAACTCCTTGGCCAGCACCGTGTTGCCGCTGTCGCGGCTGCGCGCCGGCTTGACCCGCTGCCGAAGCGCCGGGCTCTCCTCGATCAGCGGATCGATCCGCTGTTTCGAGTTGCGCTTGGCCATTTCGACGGTGGGCAACACCGCCAGCATCGGGCCTGGCGCGTGATGAATGACGTATCCGGCCCAGTTGTTTCCGCACTCGGTGAGGCCGACCTGAGCACCCTTCATCACCACGACGCGCTCAATCGGCGAGGATGGCGAGAGGCAGTCCATGATGTCGCGCAGATACGGAGTCCGGCTGGTGCGCCACGGGCCAGGCTCGGACGAGGCCCGGGCCGACAATCGCCGGTGCCGGTCGGCCCATTCCGAGACCGTCAACAGCGGGTCGGGACGGAGTCCCTGGTCGAAGCCTCGGTTGTAGGCTTTCACTCCCGGCGTGATCGCATGATCGAGCACAGTCATTGACCTGTTTCCGGTCTGCCCGTCAGTTCTTGGAGCGCCGTTCTGATCTCGGACGATAGGGCAGCGTGGATCGCCGCCGCATCGGACTGGGCAGCGAGGATCGGCGCGAGACGGTCGGCGATGCTGAGCAGCGCATCGCGCGCGATCCGCGCCTTGTTGAAAGCGGCGGCGGCAACCTCTTCCGCGTCGACGTAGCGGCCCGATTCGACCTTTGCCTTGAGCTCGAGCAGCCGTGCGCGCTCAACCTCGCTCTTGATGCGCGTCCGCAGGAACAGCGTCGGCAGATCGCCGCTCGGCGGCAACGCCAGCGATTCGGACGTCGGACGCACCGCAGGTTGATCCGCCACCTCGCGAGCCGGCTCCCGCCGAACTTCGTTCTGCACAGCGCCACGGCGCGACGGCCGCGCGGGATCGCGCATGGCAGCGAGCGCTGCATCGGCCTTCGCCGGATCGATCTGGCCGTTCGAGAGGCGCACGATCCCTTGTTTGACGAGCCGGCTCACATACTGGCGCGAGAAGCCGTGCCGGCGTGCCCATTCCGCCTGCGTGATCAGCATTATCGGTGAGCAATCAAATGATCGTTGCGGCGCGAAGAACGCAATTAAGCAATGCGCTTATCCAGTTGGCTTCGGCGCCGATTAGAGCGTGTATCGCCACGCCAAGAGGAGAGCGCGATGCCCAACGACAACCTTTCGAAGACCGAAAACCCCGCCTGGGGCTTCTACGGCACGATCCGCCACCACGCAGATCCCGACGAGGCCTGGTCGACCGCGATGGAGACCGTGATGGCCTCGACCCGATGCAGCCCTGCCGGCGCCCGCGCCTTCCTCGACAGCCGGATGGGCCGCCACTTCGCCGATGACGTGGCAAGCGGACTCGCCCGCGGCCTGACGCTGGAGCGCGCCATCGCCGCCAGCGCCTCGCGCTGGATGGGCTGGTCGATCGGCCGCCGCACCGCGCGCGAGACCGGGGTCCCGCGCGGCCTGCCTTACCTCACCGGGTTCGTCATGGCCGCGGAGATCGACGCGGAAGCCGCTGATTGACGTCTTGACGCTCCGCTTCCGGCTCGACGCCAGCCCCGACCGCATCTCGCGGCTGGGGCTCGGGCCGGTAGAAGGGTCGCGATGGTCGCGGCCCCGACACCGAAGGAGCCGCATCATGGCCCGACTCTCCGAATCCCAACTCGTCGTCCTCAACGCCGCCTGCAAGCGCGAGAACCGCGCCGTCTACCCGCTGACCATCAAGGTGCCCGCAGGGGCCGTGCAGAAGATTCTCACGAGCCTCCTCAACAAGGAGCTGATCGAAGAGGTCCGCGCCAAGCGCGAGGACGAGGTCTGGCGCGAGGACAAGAACGGCGACCGCTTCACCCTGCGCGCGACGTCCACTGCCGATGCGGCGCTCGGCATCACCGAGGGCGACACACCCGCGGAGCCGACGCCGGCTACTCCCGCCAAGGCCAAGAAGAAGGGGCGCGCCGCCAAACCGCGTAAGGAGAAAGCGCCGCGCACGGACACGAAGCAGGCGCGACTGATCGAGATGCTCAAGCGCGCCAAGGGTGCGACGATCGACGACATCGCCAAGGAACTCGACTGGCAGCCACACACGGTGCGCGGCGCCATCGCCGGCGCGCTCAAGAAGAAGCTTGGCCTGACGATCACCTCGGAAAAGGCGAAGGACGGCGAGCGTATCTACCACATCGCCGATTGAGCTTGTTCGAAGGTCTGGCCGGTGGCCGCGAGCTTCGCGCGGCCGCCGGTCTCGTTCTGCCAGCGTTGGACGATGACGTCGACGTACTTGGGATCCAGCTCGATCAATCTGGCGCGCCGCCCCGCCCGCTCCGCCGCGATCATCGTGGTGCCCGATCCTCCGAAGGGATCGAGCACGATGTCGCGGCTCTTGGACGAGTTGCGGATCGCGCGCTCGATCAGCGCCACCGGCTTCATGGTGGGGTGCAGATCGTTCTTCGCCGGCTTGTCGAAGAACCAAACGTCGCCCTGGTCGCGCGCGCCGCACCAGTAGTGGTCGGCGCCTTCCTTCCAGCCATAGAGGATTGGCTCGTACTGGCGCTGATAGTCCGAGCGGCCGAGTGTGAACGTGTTTTTGGCCCAGACGATGAAGGTCGACCAGCGCCCGCCGGCATCGCGGAACGCCTTCTGCAGCGTATCCAACTCCGACGACGACATGCAGATGTACACGGCACCTTTGGTGACGGTCAGGATGTTCACGCAAGCGTCGTAGAGCAGCGCGCCGAAACCCTCGCCGAGTGCATCGTTCAAGATCGGTCGGTTCTTGCCCTGGCGCTTGTCCTGCGCCGAGTTGGCATAGTTCACATTATAGGGTGGATCTGTGAACGCCATGTCGGCGAGTTCGCCGTCCAACAGCTTCTCCACATCCGCGAGCACCGTGGCGTCGCCGCACAGCACGCGGTGTTCACCGCAGATCCAGAGGTCACCCGGCCGGCTGACCGGCTCGGCTGCCGGCTCGGGGATTTGCTCCTCATCGTCCGATCCGCTCTCCGGCGGCTCCAGGAACCGCTCGATCTCGTCGAGGTCGAAGCCGGTGAAATCGAGATCGAATCCTTGCTGCTCGAGCTCGGTCAGTTCCAGCCACAGCAGTTCCTCGTCCCACTCGGCCCAGGTCGCCGACCGGTTCGCGAGCAGCCGAAACGCCTTGATCTGCGCTTCCGTGAGCTCATCCGCCAGCACGACCGGGACCTCGTTCAGCCCGAGCTTCCGCGCCGCCTTGAGGCGAAGATGCCCGTCCACGACCGCGCCGTCGCTGCGGGCTACGATCGGAATGCGGAACCCGAACTCGCGGATGGCGCCGCACATGCGGTCGACCGCCTCGTCGTTCTTGCGCGGGTTGCGCGCGTATTCGACCAGCCGATCGATCGGCCAGTGTTGCAACGTGAGTTCGGGCATGTCCTGCGTGAAGAGACTGTAGGGGGCTCGTGCGAATCGCTGGCGACGTGTCAACCTACGCTGTCAACTTAATTGACGCGGTTGACACTGGTTGACGCGGCTGGTTGACACGCCGCACGGGCGAAGATGCGCGCAAAATCGCGGGCTTACGGCCCGCTCGGCGCCGCGTGTCAACTGTCAACTGTCAACTTAGTTTTTGTTGCTGACGGTGGCGATGAGCCGGGCCCTCGCCCCCAGCATACGAATAGTTGCAGGGAGGACCCGTGCCGCTCCGCTCGCCGCGGGTGTCAACGCCTATCGACCATTCATGGGTGCGATATACCGTCGTCCGTGCGCGCTGTCATCGAATTAAGTGTCACTCAGAAAATTGCACCACACGCGCTTTGTGGCTTGACAGACGCAGTCGCGGCGAACGTGGCGGCGGGGAGCTTCACTCGTCCTCCGCTGCGAGCGATTTCGCCAGGCTACGAACCTGCGCGCGAATGGCTGGGTCCTCGATCTTGTAGTAGGCGCGCACGAGCTTGATCGTCTCGGGGCTCGATAGATGGTCTACGCCACCTTCGACGCTTACAGCTGGGATCCGCTTCCTGCCGAGCACGCTCTGCGACACCTGATCCGGCATCTCGTCGAAGAACCATTGGATCGGCACGTCGAGCAATCCGGAAAGCTGGTGCAGCCGGCTCGCGCCGATGCGGTTGGTGCCATTCTCGTTCTTCTGCAACTGCTGAAACGTCACGCCGAGGCCGGCCGCGAGCTTTTGCTGGCTCAACCCCAGCATCTGCCGCCGCGCCCGCACGCGCGCGCCGATATGCCTGTCGATTGCTGTAGGACGGACGAGGTCGCCTTCGCGGCGCGCCCGCTTCTTTCTCGCTTTCGGTGCCATGGGCTCTCCTGATCAGGCGGGCAATGTATGCCGGCGCGCGCCGCCATCAATACAGATCTTCCATTCTGGCCAAATGCGCAGCCCTCTTGTGAAACGCGTGTCGGGACTGTTTCGTCGGCGCCGGTCGTCCGTTGAGGCGCCATGCGATCAGCAGCATCGCGTACTGCCAGTGGCGATGCGCGGTATTGCGGCTGGTTCCGAGCCGGCCGCAGATGGCCTTCCAGCGCCGACGCTCCGCGCGCATCCAAACGAGCCTCGCATCGTCTGGCTCGAGCCACCTTAGCCACTCCATGGCCTCGTCCATCCGGGTGATCGCGGCCGCGGACGGCGGCGGCAGCCGGATCTCCGCCGGCTCCTGGCCGACGAGATCGGCGAACTCGTACATGTATCGTGGCCACAGCGAGTAGTACCCCTGCACCTTCACAGGCGGCAGACGTCTCATCACGTTCGCCGCTTCCTCGAGCCGCTCTTCAACCATCACCGGCGTCCACTGTGCTTCATTCATTGCGGACATCCCCCGATTTGCGTTGTCCATAGAGCTTGGTCCCGAGCTGCCGCACGAGCTCGCGCTCGGGCCAGGAAAGCCGCGGGTCGGCATCGCTCACGACCAGGACACCCTGGTCGCGCCAGCCTTCGCGCTTGATGTTTTCGGGCGGCGTGCGCTCGCCGCCATAGCCACGCGGGAGCCATCTCATGCGAGCGCCTCCCGCGTCAGCAGATCCGCGAGAGCGCCGATGATCGAGGCTGGTGTCGTTCCGTCACCGAGCCGCCCCATCGTGCCCGCCAGCGATGCGGGCTCGACGCCATGCTGCAGCAGCAGCGACAGCGCGATGCACGCATCATCCAGAATGCCGTCCATGTTCGAGCCGACCTTGGCGCCGTGTGTGAACACTTCGCCCGGCCAGCAATCGGCTGGATCGAACCCGACCGAGACTGCATAGCTGCGGCCGTCGTGGATCAGCTCCGCCGTGACGCTCGGCCGCCGATTCGGAAGCCGGCGGCGGCTCATCGCGTCACCTCCCGCAGCATGGCGGCGTAACCGGCAACGT